ATCATTTGATGAATTAGATGAATTCCCAAAGATACCATAGATTGAGTGTATAGTATCTTTAATATCAATTGATAAACCACTTTGGACTGATGGCGAATATATAATACCCATATATTTACACCAGTTAATGTTTGGATTTTTTAGAACTTCCTTAACATTATCATCTGACATATGTTCGCTGTTAATTAATAATATATCATCTTTTTTAGAAATAAATCTTTTTAATGTTTCTTGACTAGCGGGGCTTCCGTTATGGGCTATTACGAATCTTCTATTATTTTTATAATCTTCTTTTGCGGATTCTATAACTTTTTCTTTTGCTGATATATTAATTATACGAGATTCGGGCTTATATGTATTAGTTATCACAACTGATTCTTGTTTAATTCTCATGGAATGAATCCAATCTATATCATCTTGCGTAATATTTGCTGACATAATAATAACTTGTTTGGCTGTTTTAATTATATGTTTCAATGAAGCACGATTCGCATAAAAATTACTATTATTTAGAAATGTTGTAGATGTCATATGCTTTCGTAACTGATCGACCTCATCTAAAATTAATTTATCTAGTGGGTTAGTTGATTTAATTCGGTGTAATGAATCAGCCTGACAAATCCATTTATCATCCTCAATTACTCTTTCTTTTTTTGTATTATAACAGGCAAATCCTTTAAAATCATCTACATATTTTTCGGCTAAGGAAACTCGAAATGATACGAGTCCTACGGATTTAATCCAATCTATTTTATTAATAGACTCAGCGGCGCAGTAAGTCTTTCCAGTTCCCATGTTGCTTTTTAATACAAGTAATGAAACTCCATTTTTAATAGCATCGGTGAATTGTGTAATATTAGAACAATATTGCTCATTAACGAAAATTGTGTTGGGTAAATTTGGGGATTTTTTATAAGTATTAACTTCGATTTTAGTGTCATCAATCTTACAAATATACTGTGGTTTGCTTTTTGTTCTATTACATCCATAGAATATTTTATTTGATTTAGGATAAACCGTTAAGTAAAATGTATTATCTGTATCATGAGTTCTATCACATATTTTACAATACGATGACCTAACTCTAAGAAAATTAATAATGGTGCTGTTATCTGTAGTTTTGTGTGATTTATATCTAAAATTATTCATCTCGGGAAATTCAGCGGTGACTTTCTTAATATAATCATCTATTTCTAAATCGCTCGCGATACATGTTTGGGCTTCATTGCCTTTTTCATAAGTTTTAACAACTATACCCTCAATTAATTTTTCACCTTCTACATTCTGAACTAAATAATCTTCATATTTTTCTGTTATATCGGCTAATTCTATAATAGTGCCTGTTTTTGAGTTAAACCGTTTCAATGGGCGATTCTGTCCTTCTTTGCTCGCATAGGGCAATCTAAATAGTTGCGATCCTAAGTGATATACTTCTGAATCAAAGCCGTCAATTTTTTGTATTTGGGAATTGTTGGAATAATAACCAAATCCGCGAATTCTGAAATGAAAAGAATTTTTATATTTATTTTTTATATTGTCATAACCACATGCTGTAAATTCAAGTATTTTATAAGATGAGTAAATAGATAATGCATTAATAGCAAAATCTAAATCAGTTTTATAATTTGCCAATCTTTCGGCTTCGGTATTATATTCTCTCTCAAAATCATAATATGGAATACAAGAATCAGTTATGACTTCATAGCCAGTTCCTAATTTTTTTACACTACTAAATATTTTAGAAATATTATCAGTGATGATATTTTTTTTTGATGTCTTAATAATTTTTACGAACTTAAACATTTTTATTATTTATATATATAAGAAATTATTTTATCTTCAATATATAATTAATTAATTATATATTAATATTTTTTTTTATCTTATCATATATATACTAAAGATATAGTTCATAATATATATTATACAATGCGGGTTAATGAAGAAAACAAGCATTTGATTAAAATAAGCGAAAAGCATTCTATATATCTAAAAAAATATTATGATGGTTTGTCAGATGAAAAAAAGAAGGCAAACAAAGAACGGGCTAAGCAATATTATTTAGATAATAAGGCAAAACTTAATACCCAGAGAAAAATAAATTATTGTAAAGAAAATATAAGAAAAACTGAGGCTGACCTACTGGAGGAAGTAAAAATTAAAAAAGAAAAACAAAAAGAAAAACTAACTAAATATTTGGAACAATTGACACTTTAAATAAATAATATACATAATTTTTTTTTGTCATATATTATACAATGAGTGGAATAGATAAGCAAATTTATAAAGCAGAGGCAATTAATTTAAGCGATTCTGATATATTGCGAATTACAGATAATAAATGTAATATACTAAGATACGAAGAATTAGAAAATATAACAAATATAGATCAAATATTACAGCCATATGGTGCGGCAGTTATACTATATCAATTAGAAGAAGGATATGGTCATTGGTGTGCCTTAATTAAACACAGTGAAACTAATTTAGAATTTTTTGGGAGTTATGGGCTTCAGATTGACGAACAACTAAAATATGCTAAATATAATCTACGTAGGCATAATGGTATTATAACACCCCATTTAAGTCATCTTATAGAAAATAGTAATTATTCAGTTACATCTAATACGGCAAAATTACAGAAATTCAAGCAGGATGTATCGACGTGCGGTAGATGGTGTAGCGCAAGAATTAGATTCCGCGATGTTCCAATAAAGCGTTTTATTGAATTATTTACACAAAATGAGCATTATGATGGTGATTTCTGGGTTTCGGCAATGACACTATTAATATAATTTTATTAAAAAATATTGTATATAATATACTAATATAAAAATGAGTCTCAATTATTTTCTAAATATTAATGAAGCCCATCCATGGATGAACATCAACTGTAACGCAATAAAAGTGAATGGTTCATTAATTATCCCTGTATTACCAGTGAAACAAGAAACAAGTCCATATACAATTAGTTCAGGAAATACCATTACAGAATCAACTAACATTTATTATACGTCCGATGAAAATTCCGTTACCATGGGTGGAAGACTGAATTATACATATAATGCTGCCGTTCCTCAAAAAGGTATATCAATTGTTTTTACAATCCCACCTGAATTTCATGCAAATTTTCAAACAAATGTAACACCTGTTTTTAGTGGATATTTAGTTCAGAAATTTCCAGATTATGATAGCGCCTGTAATGGTATGGCTAATCAATGCCTATTGTCAGGCACGGGTAGCGTATTATTGAGTTTTGTCCAAAATATTACTATAGGTGTTGTTCAATCATTTACAGTTGTTTTTAAAGTATCCCTTGTGAAAAATCTTTAATATAATATAATTTTATTAAAAAATATTGTATATAATATACTAATATAAAATGAGTCTTAATAAATTTATTAATATCAACGAAGCCCATCCATGGATGAATATCAACTGTAACGCATTAAAAGTTAATGGTTCATTAATTACAGCGACGGTGCCAGTGAAACAAATGGTGCCAATTTATATAGTAAGTTTTGGAAACACTTTAGTTGATTTTACAAATTTATACTATACATCTGATGACAACTCAGTAACAATGAGAGGGCGATTCAGTTATGACTACTTTGCTTTACAGCCACAAACGGCATTCTCAGTTATTTTCTTCATGCCACCGGAATTTCAGGCAAACTTCCAAACTAATGTAACGCCTGTTTTCAGTGGGTATTTGTGTCAAAAAAACATAATTAATCCAACTAATTGTAACGGATTAATATCAAGTGTTGATTTACTAGGTGGTGGGGGTCAAGTTTCATTGAATTTTACACCAAATCTCATACAAAATACACCTACATCATTTACCGTTGTTTTTGAAGTATCACTTATCAAAAATCTTTAAAATAATATAAAAAATAAAAAAATAAATGTATTTATATATATACAATATAAAATGAGTCTTAATAAATTCACCGATTTGACATATAAGCCTTGGATGAAAATAAATTGTTCTGAGTTTATATCTAATAATGTAACAATAAAAGCAAATGATGGAGCTTTACTTAACATGACACCACCGACTGTTGGTAGTGTAAATCAAGTGTTATCATCTAACGGAAATGGTAGCGTCTCATGGCAAAATGGAGGAGGTGGTGGTGGTGGTATAACAAATCCATTAACAGCAACAATATACCCCGCTAATCCTAATGTAGATTTAGGGGCTCCTTTAGCTCCTTTTAGAAAATTATACGTTCAACATCAAACTATTGAATTAGTCAATAGTGTCGATTCTACAAAATCAGGTTCAATATCTATAAATGATGGTAACATAAATTTAACAACAAATCACTCAATTGGAAATGTAAATTTAGGCTATAATGCTGGTGTTGGTGCTAATGAAAATTCAACAAATATAGGAAATGAAACAGGCCTTAATTGTGGGTCAAACTGTGTTAATTTAGGAGTTCAAGCGGGTTATCAAAACTGTTTGGCAAATGCTATAAATATCGGAAATGGTGCTGGGATATCTAAATCAGGTCTAAATTCAATCTCTATTGGAACACTAGCCGGATCTTCTGTATTGGGTGGCATTAATGGAACTTCATCAATTTGTATAGGACAATCTGCTGGTCAAGGTGATGTAGGTGATAATTCTATAATTATCAATGGCACTGGTTTGCCCCTTGATACTCTTGAAACAGGTGCTTTAATAGTTAAGCCAATCAGAGAGATTAATAATTTAAATTCAAATATTTTAGCATATAATACAACTACAGGTGAAATAACTTCAAATTCATCAAGATTTTATGATATTGATACTAAAGTTCAAAATATTGATTCAACATTAACTGATAATACCAGAACTTACTTTACAAATATTGTTGATTCAACGGCATTTCGTAAATTAGGCGGAACTAATCTTGAGTATCTAATGGCAGATGGTTCAACAACTATTGCGTCCGGAAGTGGCGGTAATAGTTCAAATATCTATTTATACAATAGTAATACAACACTATTACCACCCACAGGTAATGGTCAAATTAGATTTAACAATGCCATTCAGGATGATGCTACAGAGATATATGTATCTCATTTAACAAGAGACGCAATAGATATAGATGAATTTTTATTACTAATCAATACTTTATCAATAATCTACATTCAAGATCAAAATACAAGTTTAAACTTCATAAAATATACAGTTTCAGGAATACCTACTATTGTTATAAATGATTATATCACAATACCAGTTTTAAAACAAAGCAGTAGTGGAACTGGTTCAACCAATTTCTCAAACGGTCATAATATATTTATGAGTGTCTTCTCCAATGAAACTCTTATAGATAATAGAATAACAACGGTAGAAAGTAAAACACAAAATCAAAATGCTATTCCGAATGAAACAACATTTGCCGGTTATGTAATTGCTACAAATTATCTCGTGCCAGATGCTCTTCCCAACGAGATTTTATATTCAGATGGAAGCCATAATTCTTCATTGTATGACCAGTTAAATAGTACATCAGTTGCTGTTGGTTCTGGTGCTGGTTTTTCAACAGAAACGGTTTCTATAGGACATAATGCTGGTTTAGGAAATCAGGGAGATAATGGAACTGCTGTAGGTCATAATGCTGGTGGTATAAATCAAGGTATGTTTGCTGTTGCATTAGGGGCATTTAGTGCTTTTTCAGATCAAGGTATATATGCCATATCAATAGGTAATGAAGCCGGTTATACATCTCAGGGTAACTATTCCATAGCTATTGGAAATGTAGCTGGTTCTAATAATCAATCTACAAAGTCAATTGTGATAAACTCAGATAGTGGATGGTCTGGAAATACAGAGTATCAAACAACACAAGGTTTATTCATCTCTCCGGTAAGAATTAACAACTCTAGTAGTAATAATATTGTATGTTTCAATACAGCATCTAAAGAATTAACATACAACAATGAATTATTCACTAATGTTATCAATTCAAGTGTAAATACATCTATAGAGGGTGCTATACCAATTTACGATGGAGTTACAGGAAAACTTCTTAAATCATCAGGTGCTTCATGTGACATTTCAAATAATGTAACGGCAAATGGATTCAAAACATCTACAGGAACATCTACGCAGGTGTTATGTGCTGACGGGACGATAGATAATAATTTATTCAAAATGGTGCGTAAGAATTGGGATTTTGTCCCCTTAACTATTTCAAACGGTAGTATGACTGCCAATAGTTGGGATTATTATATGAATGATCAGGTTCCATATGATATGTATATATCAAAAATTAGAGTGAATTTTTCAACTGGTGGGTCTGATACATCTCGTTTTGCCATATACAGAGGGAATGACCTATCGGCGGTTTTAGTAGCACAAACTGCTTTATTAGCATCGACATCAATCATACAACCTTATACAACTATTGATTTTATAACGGTCACAGGGCAAAACACATATTTTCAGAAAGACGAATCAATTGTAATAGCGTATGCCTCAGGAGGAACATCTACTAGAATATCAACTGTTTTAGTAGGAACTGGTAATACTAACTT